GTACACGAGGTCGCCGGAGGAGAACGCGTCGGAGAACGCGATATGCCCCGCGGCGGCCCCGCCCAGCGAAATCGTGCCGGTGCCGGGGGTGCCGGAGACAGATTCTTTTACCCAGTTCGCGAGCACAAATTTACCGTTATTCGTCGTTGTTGCTGATTGTTTCGCGCGCCGCGCGGGCCGGCGCATCCATGATCGCCTCGGCCTTGCAGATGCCGATGAGGTAGCGGGCGGTGGATTCACTGACGTCGAGCATCTCGTTGCGCTTGCGCGGCGCTCCATCGACGACGCATGGGCGGGTGATCCTGATCTGCATGTTCGTCTCCTCTCGAAAAGATGGGGGCGGCCGGAGCCGCCCCCTGGGGGATGCCGCCGGCCCGGGAGTGCCGGCGGCGGGGGTCCGTCTGTCAGGCTCAGACGGTGATGGCGTCCTGCATGGCCGAGAAGCTCTCGGCGTGACGCACGGCGATATCGACGTCCTGCAGCGCCACGACCCGGACGGTGCCGGAGGTGGACTGGCTGTAGGGGTCGACGGTGAGGTCCAGGCCGCCCCACATGCCGACGATCAGGTCGGCGAAGTTGCCGAAGATGATCGCGGACAGGCCAGTCCCGGTTCCCTTGGTGAGGTTGCTCGGCACCTGGTTGGTGACGAGGACGGGGTAGCCGTTGAGCGGGGTATCCCCGTCGCCCCAGATCATCACCGAGTCGGTGCTGGCCACCTTGGCGGTCTGCTTGAGCTTGCCGCGAACGGCGGCGTTGGTGGCGTAGGCCAGGCTGCCGACATCGGCGTTGGCGGTGGCCACGTCGCTCTCAAGCTCGATGATGTTGGCCCAGGTGGGGGCCGCGCCGTTGGTGCCGCCGGCGACGTTACCGATGCCGGTGGTGTTGAGGATGCCGGTGGGCTGGTTGGAGGCGCCGGAGCCGTTGATGCTGGCGCGGTCGATCTCCAGCGCCAGGACGGTGGCCAGGTCGCCACGCACGAAGGCTTCGACATCGGTGGAGGCCTGCAGCAGCAGCTTGCGGCTGATGTCGGTGAAGGCGCCGACGGTCTTGGGCGACAGCGTCACCTGGTCGAACGCCTGCTGGCTCTCGGTCGGGGGGGCGGACTCCGCCACCCAGTAGGCGGTGGCGCCGCTGGTCTGCCGCGGGATGGCCACGTTGCCCACCAGGTCGGTGAGCTGGGTGGCGCGGGCGGCGATCACCATGCGGTTGCGCAGCAGGGTGATGAAGTCCTGCGCGAGCAGGTCGGTGGCCACCAGGTTGCCGCCGGCGGTGGCTGTGCCCACGGTCAGGTCGCGCTTGAGCACGTCCGGCGGGACGGTGATGCCGCGGGACTCGCGGCCCAGCTTCTCCGCCGCGGCGGCCGAGGCCTCGAACTCGAACGCGGCGGCCTCCTGGGCCCGCCGGTCGGTGGGGTTGGCCAGGGCGTTGATGGCGCGCACGAAGCTGAACCGGCGCGCCTCCTGCGTGGTCATGCCGACATCGGCGTCCGGCACCGGGTGCCGGCGGCTGCCGAGGCGCTCCAGCACGGCCTGCTGGAACTGCTCGACCGGACGGCCGTTGTCCACGAACTGCCGGGCCAGGTCGGCGCAATCGTGTAGCTCGCCGAGCTTGAGGATGGAGCGCACGCGCTCCTGCTCCGCCAGCCGGGCCGCTTCGCGCTCGGCGTCGATGTCGATGGCGGGGGCCGCCTGCGGCTGGGTGGCCGGGGGCGGGCTGTTGGGGGTGTCTTTGTCAGGCATGGATCTCGTCTCCATGGTGGAGGGCGGGTCCCGCTGCTCCGGGATCTCGACCTCGATTTCGTACTGGTCCGCCTCGGCGGACCGCCCTACGCCGACCGTGGGGTCGGCGGGGACCGGGACCAGGCTGATCTCCAGCGGCTCCCAGTCGGTGACCCGGTAGACGTCCGGGCCGTCCTCGCCGGTCTGCTCCAGCACCGCCTTGTGGATGCGGTAGCCGACCGACACGTGGCGGCGGATGCCGCCGACGACGTCGCGCCAGATCTCCTCGGCCCGGGCGGATTCGCCGATCCGCACCAGCGCCCGCCCCCGGCGGTCGCTGCCGATGGAGACGTCCTCGACGACGCCTACGTGTTCGTTCGTGTTGTGGTTGACCAGCAGCGGCGCGCCGTCGCGCAGGCGCTGCAGGCGGATGGAGGAGGGGGAGTGGTCCAGGATCTCCTGGCCGAACCAGCGGTCCACCGGCTCCTCGCTGGAAAACGCGAGCCGGACGGTGCGGGCCTCCTCGTCGATGTGATCACGGGTGATGGTTACGCTGCGGTACAGTTTGCCGCTGCGGATGGTTTTACGGGGCATCGTTGCCACCTCCTGATGCTGATGAGGCCGCTGATGCGGCCTCGTCGTAGGGGATGCCGAGCTGGGCCAGGCGCTGCCGCTCGCGGGCGATTTCCTGCCAGACGTCCTCCGGGTCCCGGCCCTGGTCCCGGATCACCTCGCTGATGCTCTTGGCGCGCAACTTGATGGCCAGTTCGTTGGCCTGCGCCTCCTTGAGCGGGTCCACCCAGGGCCAGCGGCGCGGCTGCCAGGAGACGCGGCGGTATTTCTCCTCCAGCTCCGGCTTGAGCGGCTTGCCGCTGACGGTGATGGCGCCGGCCAGCAGGGCCGAGGTGAGCCAGGCCCGGTAGATCGGTTCCAGCACCGCATCGATGAGACAGTCCTGCAGCAGCATCCAGACGGCGCGCTCCTCGATGGCGCCCTGGCGCAGGGAGGAGAAATTCACGCCCTCCAGATCGTTGGCCAGCGAGTTGTAGGAGACGCCGAGGCCGCCGGCCAGGCCGCGGAGCATGTCCTTGACGAAATCGCCATAGGCGGTGTTGGGGTGCTGCGGGTCCCAGGGGCGGAAATCGTATCCCTCCGGCAGTACGCCGAAGGTGCCGGGCTCGGCCTCTTCGATGAAATCGCCATGGCCGGCGGCGTCCACGGTGGCGTCCACCTGCGGGCCGGCGCCGTCCGGGCTGACGTAGAACCCCATCTTGGCGGCGCCGGCGCGGGCGGCGGTGAGCTCCGCGTCCTGGTAACCGCTGAGCATGTTGAGCCGCTGCAGGCTGGCGCTCATGGGCGGGACGCCGCGGGTCTGCCAGACCCACTCCGGCAGGAACCGGTGGAGCATTTCCGACGCGGAGATCCGCTCGTAACGCCGCCCCATCCAGACGTAGGCCTCCGCCACCGAACTGCCGGCGAGCAGGTGGTAGGCCACCGGGCGGCGCAGGTCGTCCAGCTCCACGCCCATGCGGATCACCCGGCCATTGCCGAGGTCGCGGTTGAGATCCGGGTCCAGCGCCAGCGGGTCGATGAGCTGCAGCGCGTAGCGGTAGGGGTTGCCGTCCCAGTTGCGGCGGTGCGCGACGAGGACCTCGCCGTCGCGCATGAGCTGGTCGACGAACAGGCGCTGCAGGCTGCGCCAGCTGTGTACGCCGGTGACCTCCGGCACGCCGTGTCGGCCCCAGTCCTGCCAGGCGCGCTCGATGGCGGCGTTGGCCGGCTCGTCCGGCGTTCCGCCCCGGCCGATGCTGCGGGCCTGCAGGACGATGCCCTGGTGGCCGACGATGTTGGTACGGGCCAGGCGCAGGAACTGTCGCACGTAATCGTTGTTCTGCGCCTCGTGCCGGGCCCGGCTGACCAGCGCGCGCAGCCCGGCGCGCAGGTCCGTGTCGATGGGGCGCGGGCTGGTGCTCACGGTGTAGAGCCGGGTCTGCTTCGCCGCTTCCCAGGCGCGACGGGCAGGGCGCCGGCGCAGCAGGCCGCGCAGGGCGGAGAGCATCCCCATCAGAACCGCACCAGCACTTTGGTGCCGGAGGAGAGGCCCTTGGCGATGCGCTCGGCGGCTTCCTCGCGGCGGACCTCGGCCCGGTAACGGTCACGCAGGACCAGCAGATCCGCGATGGGCGTGCGGGCCAGCGAGCGTCCGTTGATGCTGTAACTGGCCTGGTCCTTCGTCGCCCGCTTCTCCAGCACCGCCTCGACAGCCTCCAGCACCTTGCGGGCGTGGCTGCGGCTGTCGTAGAGATCCGCCGCGGCCAGGTCCGGCTTGACGGTGAGCCGGCCCCGGGCGACGGTGTAGCGGCTGGTGCCGTCGGAGACGTAGGCGATCCAGTCGTAGTCGCCCGGGTCGTAAGTCGCCGTGGTGGCGGCGGAGACGTCGATCAGGTGGTCAGTGCCGTCGGCGGTGGCGGTCAGGTCGATGCGGCTGCCGGCGTTACGCAGGGCATATTTGAGCGTCCAGGTGCCGGCCGGGTAGTCCGAGAGCTGCCGCTTCCAGCGCCAGCGGTCCCCCGCAGTGAGGGTGCCGGGTTCGATGGTCGGTATATCGGTCACTCGTCATGCCTCAGCAGGTGATGGTCACGGGCGGCGGCAGGCACGGGCACGTCGGATTGTTCTGGGCGTTGCCGCGACCGCAGCGCGGGCAGGTCCAGCCGACGGGGCCGGTGACCGGCTCATGCGGCGCCGGGATATAGGGCGGCGCGGAGGGCGTGCCGGTATGATCCTGTTTGCGGCTCATCGCTCATCCCCTCCACCGGCTCACGTATCCGCCACGCCGGCGGGGCCGGCGCGCGGGTTTCGACGCGGTCGCGGGCTCCGGGCTGTCCGGCTGCTGGAAAAGGTCCGCCTGCTGCAGGGCCTGCTCAAGCTGGTCCCAGCGCGCCGGTTTCCAGGCATGGAGCTTGAGGCTGCGGGCGGCGTGCAGGGCGTAGACCTCGCAGTCCAGCGCCTCGTTGCGGGCCCCGGCCCGCTTCTGCCATAGGTCCCTGCCGCGCCGCTGCGGCACCTTGACCTCGGCGGTGAGCTGCTCCAGGTAGTCGGCGCGCACGCCCTCGTGCCAGTGCATGCGGCCCGGGCCGTGGCCGTCGAGCCGCAAGCGGGCGGCGATGGCGTCCTTGGCGCGGTGGGTGCCGACCAGGTAGACCCGCAGCCCGTGCCGCGCCGCCTTGGTGTTCCGGTTGTTGGTGTCCAGCTTGCGCGGCAGGCTGAATATCTCCCGGTCCGCGCCGGCGCCAGTTTCGCTGGCGCCCTTGACCGCCATCACGCCGCGCCCCGATTTGGCACGCACCCAGGCATAGACGGCGTCCGAGGTCTGGCCGTCGGATGCGTCAATGCTGATCGCGCTGATCTGCAGCGCCGCGCCGGTGGCGTGTCGGAACGGCTGGAACAGCAGCGCGTCCAGCTCGCCCCAGACCGGATCGCCACGGTCGGCGCAGGAGTTGCGCGCGTACAGCTCGCACCAGTGGACCAGCCAGCTCTCCTCGTCCCGGCCCCAGGCGCGGATGATCACCGCCAGGCGGTCGTGCTGCACGTCCACCCCGGCGGTGAGGACCAGGCCGCCGGACGGCACCGTCATCGGCTCGTAGGGCTCGGCCCGCTCGGCCAGCTCCTCGGCCTCCGGGACGTCGGACTCGTACTCGTAGGGCAGACCGAGCGCGGAGTTGACGAACACGATCATGTCCGTCGGATCTCCACGCTGCTGGGACTGCCGCGCCTCTAGGTAGCGCTCCACCAGCCGCGCCAGCGAGGAGCCCGGGAACGGGCTGTAGAGCTCGTTCAGGTAGAACCCGGCCACGCCACGGAACTCGGCGTGGGCCCGCCACTCCCCGCGTCGCACGTTGCGGCGGCGATCCTCGTCGGTCCACAGCGCGCCGCAGTGCGGGCAGGCGTAGCGTGCCGTCTCCGGCCGGGCCCGGCCATAGACCAGGTGCACCACGCCGTCGTCCGGCTCGTCCCAGACCACGTGGTCCCAGTCCAGCACGTGCGCCTCGCCGCATTCGTGGCAGGGCACGTAGAATTTCCGCTGGTCGGAATTATTGTAGGCATCCTCGATGGTGGAGACGCCCTTCACCGACGGCGTTCCGCCGAACACCACCTTGCGCCGGCTGTAGGTCTTGGTCCGCTCCTCCAGCAGCTTGATGGCGTCGCCCTGGTCGCCCACGTTCTGGGCGCAGTCGTCGGGCTCCTCGACGATCACCACCGGCGCCGGCGTGCTCTTGACGTTGGTCGGGCTGTTGGACCCGACCAGCTTGAGAAACCCGCCGCTGAAATTTTTGAACGTGCGCCGGTTGTCGGCCTTGCGCGAGCGGGTCACGTCCACCCGCTCCGAGAGCCGCGGCGTCGCCTCCACCATCGGCTCGAATTTTTCTTGCATGTATTCCTTCGCCGCCGCCTCCTTGGCGAACATCACCACCATCGGGCAGGGGTCGATGTCGATCCGCCGGCCGACGTAGTTGTTGATCACCCCGTCGGTCCACCCGATCTGCGCGGATTTCATGCAGACGACCTTGTAGACCTGCGGGTCGTCCAGGGCATCCATGATCCCCACGAGGTAGGGCGTGATCCCCGGGTCGTACCGCCCGGGCCTGGCCGAGGCTTTCGGGCTGATGTGCCGGTGCCGGCTCGCCCACTCAACCGTCGACAGGCGCGGGGGCGGACTCCACAGCCGGCACGCCCTGCGGATCAGATCCGTCAGCGTCCGGCTCATATCCGGCGAGTCTGTTGAGCACCTCATGCACCTGTGCCTCGATCAGCTCCCGGTCGATTTCCACCCCGTGCACCGCCGCCAGCTCCGTGGCCAAGCGGTCCACGCTGTTGAGCAACTCCTCCCGCGCCGCGCGCACCATCCGCTCCCAGGTCGGCAACACCTCCGCGGCCGGCACCAGCTCCCCCAGCCGCTCCCGGACACCTTGGGCAGTTCGCGGTTGCCGATGATGGTGGTGCCTTCCATCTCGATGGCATCTCCCGCCAGGGCGGCGCCTGCCAGCAGGGCGCTGCAGAGCAGCAGCGGCGCAGTGAGCAGCTTCATGGCT